GGTCATAAGTTTTCTTGTGGAAAGTGTAACCACCACGAGAGAACGAGTTGAAACCTAAGTTCAACGCCATGTCTTTGTTATTTGCGAAAGTACCATAGTTAGCACCACCTGCAGCGTAAGCTCCTTGTGCAGCTAATAGGTCATCAATATCTAAAGATAAATTAATACCAGCGTAAAGAGCCATCTCTTTTGAACCACGATATTTATCTAAAGATTTTACTGCAGCATCAAAGTCAGCCATTGTAATCGCTGAAGAACCAAGATCCATTGATTGACCTTTGTTTTCAATAAATGATAAAAGACCTTCTGTAGTGTGTACAGTATTGATGTTAGTTGCTGATCCATCTTCGTTAGCATCAGCATTAGATAGAGTACCATCACCAGCCTGACCTACAATCATTGCAAGTTCAGAGTAGTCCATAAATCTTTGATGAGTGTCAGCCTCACCTTGTAAGTACCATAAGTATCCAGTACCTGACTTAGGAGAATTTACTTTTACATAGATAGCATTAGTTGCTTCAGAACCTGAAACTACGAATGAATCTTTAATAATTTGACACTTGTTAGAATAGTGGTGAACTTTAGGTGTAAGACCTCCTGGTTGACCTGTTTGCTCTGCGTAAGCATTACCTACGATAGCAAATTCTGTATCAGCAGGAGAGCTAGCTAAATCACCATCAGAAACTTTTTTAATTTTAAATTCGTCACCATTAGTGTCAGTTTGTTGTGTAACATAGAACATTGTTCCAGTGTTACCTAAAATCAAATCACCATCACGAACTGCAGACTGCTTATCAGCACCAGATGAGTCACCACCATCAGTGTCTATTTGATTTACAGTTAAAACTCCACTACCATCTACAGATGCCTGAAATTGATTATGAAGAAAAGTCTCTTCATAGTGTTCAAAAGTTCGGTTTGTTGTTTCTTTTTTATTACCCAACAATTCCATTAATCCAGTAATACCTTGATTACCGTATCGTCTTACTAGTTGCTCATCAACATCACGCTTGTGTAATAAAGCACTAGTATCTCCTGATGCAATTAAGTCAGAAGAAGATACATAGTTTGATGTTGTTGCAACCGCTGAACTAGCTGGTGTTGCCACCATGTTAGTTCCTAAACTTACTGTTGCCATGTTTTTATAATTTTAAATAAAGTAATTAATTCTAATTTTAACCAAGTATTTGTCGTCTTAACATCTGAAGAGTTGACTCCTGTTGTGGAGCAACCTCTTGTTTATCCTGAATAAACGAAGGGTTCTTAATCTCATTGATTACGCTTTCTGTTCCTTTACTTCTATACTGATTAGCTACACCTCTAACAATCTTATCTACATTATTTAAGATATACATATCAGTGTTTAAAGCATCAAAGTCCCAGTCACCATTTTCGTCTACATACTTATCAAAAAAGTTTTCTAAGTTATAATTAGAGTTTTTAATCTCTTCACGAGCCTCGTCATCGAGATTATAAACAAACTCTTCGCCTTGATCATTCATTTCAAATGATAAACCCTCAAGGTCATCAACCTCAGATTCCATTTGATCTAACCAATCACCCATTTCTTCTTCAGATATACCAGTATCAAAAGATTCATCAGGCATAGCATACTCTTCTTTTATTTGATTGAAGTAGTCTCTAGCAACTTTAGCATCTCTCATGAGTTGAACCTTACCAGCATTGGTTTCCCTTTCGCTATAAGAATCTGCATCTGTTTTGTACGTTGTTGCCATGTAATCATTTAACTCTGCATCAGTTAAATTTGGATTATCTAACCTTAGATATTCCATTAACAAAGCATCATCAGACACGTTGTCTAAATCAACAGTTTGAGTGTTTAGGTAATCTTGAACTGTACGACCAGTATTTCTAACATAATCATTGATAACTTGAAGCTGCTCGCTAGCAAATTCATCATATTCTGTTTCGTACTCATCGTTGTCAAGATCATCAAATGATGATACGTCTCGCCCAAGCTTCTCGCTAAGGTATTGTAAGACAATTTCGTCATCACTGATTTCTTCACCCTCTTCCTGATGATAAACTTCAGGTTCATCAACATTGGTAGTTTCTTCAGTATTTAAAGAACTCTCACCTGTTAAGTCTATAACATTGGATGGTTCCTCTGCTATAGGTTGAGACTCATCTGGCTGGTTTTCATCACCAGTTAAGTCTACAATATTTTGTTGGCTTTGAGGTTGAACAACCTCTCCACCCAATTTGTTTATTAAATCTTCTCTTATATCCATTGTCTTAAATTTAATTTATGTTATTTTCGCAAATATAATTTATTTTATATTAATATCAAATTATTGAGATACGTTTTGTTCTTCACCTAAAGGGCCTCTACGGTCTTTTCTTTGCTCAATCATCTGAGATTGATTTTTAGCAGACTGTTCCTGAATAGCTTTACGAACCTCTCCTTGAATAGACGCAGCACCCTCTTTACCTAAGTTGCTTAACTCTATCTCTCTTAGTCTTCTCTCGTGTTGAGATTGTTCAAACTGTTCTTTTAACTGAAACTCTAGTTGCTTTAGCTGCATATCTGCTTGATTTTTAGCTTGAATACGTGCTTGTTCCATTTGAACTTCAGTCTGCATCTCTTGCTGCTTTAATTGTGCAGCTTGTTGTGCTGACTGTTGTTGCATCATAGCATTTTGCTCTGAAGCTTGTCTTGCCTGAGCTTGCTGCTCTTCTTGATATTTAGTTCTACGAAGGATAAGCATCTGATTAGCCATCTTAATATTTCTAATAGAACGTATCATAATAGCATCTTCAAGTCTAAGTTCTTTTTGAGCTAAAGAAACTTGAATGTTTTGCTCCATCATCTGTCTTTCTTCTTCACTAGGTGCAACTTCTATAGTTATACCAAACTCATGTATAGACATCTTTTTCATCATATCTATACTGTGCATCGCAGTGTCACCTATAACATTGCTATACATGCTATGTAAACCTTTATAGTTTAAAAGATCTTGCATCCTCATAGATATGCACTGAGAAGTTCTTCTTGTGACATTTAGATAAGCATCATTTATATCTCTTGTAGCATTATTAGATGCTAGTAAAGCTAACTTCTGAACACCTACAAGTGCCTCGCTAGATGGTTGAGAAGCATCACGTGCTTCGTTTACACCAGTCACATCACGAATCATTTGTAGATTATGATTATAAACATTTATTAAGGTTCCAAAGTCTCTACCTATACCATTTTCTAATTCAGCAACAGGCATTGCACCAGTCATATTACCTTCGTCATCTATACGTCTATAGTATATATTACCAGTTTGATCGTATATTTCTTGAAGCTCTAAAGGAGTAAATGTACCACCATCACCTTTTGACACATTCTCTAAAGAACCAATCTCAAAAGCTGCACCTTTAGGTCTAGCCTTAGCAAGAACATGTTGTATTTTAAGGTGGGCTAGTTGTATCTGATCAGCAAAAGGAATCATTCTATCAACCAAAGACTTACTCTTCATCTTATAAAGATTAGGTTGATATATAATATATGACAAATTAGTCTCAGATAAATTAGATTTAGATCTAGGCATGTTTTTCATCATACCATAATTAAATATGTAATCTGTATTTATTATATACTTACCAGTATAAACTACCTTTACTGAAGATCCTATATTCTCTCTTTTAGTTTTTGAGTTTTTAGGAGCCTTATAATTAGATGGTTTTTTATTTACAGAAAAACCACCAAACCTATTACCTTTCTTCTCATAATTTAAAGAGTAACTTGTAATAAATTCAGCATCTAAAACATTAACACTAAACTTATCGTAATCATAAGTTTCGTTACCATTATCATAATAAGCTCTATCACCATAGGTTATAGGGTTATTATTCTTGCCTGCATACTGTTTAGCTATCTTCTGATAATCATCTTCGCTAAACTGATCTCCAGCTTGCTGCTTGAGGTCAGCTATAGTCATAGAGTAAATTTCACCTGCATGTCTAATATTTTTAAAATCAGGTTTTGATGAATATGAAGTAATAAGATTTGCAGGATCTACGTGTCTAATTGTCACACCTCTAGAGGGAGATAATTCAATTTTAGAAGAACACAAACCTAAAACAACTAAATCACGAATCATTAGTCTTTTAACTTCATCATAATCGTTTACATCTAAAGTATAGTTTATTGCCTTCTCTAATGCTATCTCTACATTTTGCTTATAGTTTATAGCCATAAACATATCTATTTCTTCAGAGCTTTTGGCAACAAAACCTTTAGGAGTAAGAGGTATACCAGTTTGATCTTCCAAGTCTTCTATAAACTCTTTATTAATCATATTAGCATACATCTGTTTTTTCTTATCTAGCCTTTCCTCTGCAGCTATAGGGTCTATAGATTTAGCTTTTATATCATACTCCTGATTAACCATTCCGTTAACTATAACGTCAACAAACTTTGGTATTATTGATACTGGAGTAAAATCTATATTAAGATAAGCAGTATCACCTTGAACGTCTAATAAGTCTTTGTATTTTCCTACATCTTGACTACCTTCAGCATATGATCTATTTCTAGCATATCTTATTTTTTTATCTCTAAAATAAACATCACCATTATTATGCCACTCGTAATACATAGCCTTAAAGTAATCAAGACCATACTTAATATCAGCTTTTTCTTCATTCGTAGCTAACGGAGAAGGATAGCCATTTAACTTATCTTTTGTATCATTATACATCATGCCTTAATTATTTTACTATACATCCCTTTAACATTATATTTTTTTACTATAGGGTGTGCTTTTTTTATTTCTCTTTTAGGTTTTATATATTTCTGTGATGCTAGTAAAGCCAATGATGATGATATACTAGCATCGTACTTTGTTCTATTATCTATTTCAAATCTACTCCAATCATCAAGAAGTGTGTTAAAAAAACATCTACCAATCTCTCCTGTATCTGCATTATAACCAACGTAATCATATATATATGTTGCTATAGCTTCTGCTTGAGCATTTATCACTGCAGCACCAGACCCAGGTATTCCTTTTGTTTTTTGTTTACCTCTACTCCACTCTGTATGTGTCATATCTGGTCTATCCATTAAATACTCATAGTATCCTCTGTTTTCAAAATACTTTAGTATTCCTACTTTGTTGTTCTCTACTAATATTTGGCATCCATAAAAAACACACATCTTAATCATGTCTTCGTAAAATATCTCCGCTTTAGGAGGTCTATTAATGTACTCACACACAAACTGCATAGACGCATCACTTGACACGCTAAACTTATGGAATACATGAGCAGCAGCATCAGACCTTCTACCATCCGTAGTGGTATCATGATCATAAGGGTCACATCCTGCAACCAAAGCATCTGATTTACCAGGGAACTTCTTGTTATACCTAGATGTAATAACATTTTGGTTTTGAATCTCTGGAACCCAAGTAATCTCCCACTTACCTTTTCTGTGAGGTATCCATATAACTTCGCTGTCTTGTACGCCATTTTTCCAAACAAACTCTCCTCTTGTTGTAGGAGTATTATTAACCTCGTTATAATCCATCTGCTGATAAATCCTTTCGACATCAAATATACAACTTTGTGTGTCATTTCTAAATGCTTCTTCTACAGTGAATGGAAATTGTCTTTTAAATTCAGATAAAGCAGTAGTATCATCTTTCAAAGCGTCTCTTCTATTCTGTATGTAATCTCTAGCACCAATTTCAATATACATATCATCAATGCCCATTACAGGTTTGTCTGGTGTGTCTATAACACTATATCCATACTCGTCTATAAATCCTTCAAGATTATCATAAGCAGGTATAAATAATTTATATAAACCACTCTTTGTCCTACCATTAAGATCTTTCTCATTCATGTCAGAATCATAAAATATATCCTTAAACTCTGCACCACCATCTTGTTGTTTGTTAGCAGTAGAACCCATCATACACTTTCCAACAACTTTTCTACCTAAAAGCAAACATGTTTGAGTTACACCCCAATTTTTTTTTATAGAGTTTTGACCCGTCCACTTACCAGCCTCATCATGAACTAAAAGCTTAAGCTTCATACCGTCATAACTATTATCAGCAGTATTTTTCCAATCTATTATAGAGTTAAGTGCTTCAGACTTTTCTATGTGCTTTTGGTTTTTTGTAATCTTTTTTGCAGGTTCTCTAAATGCTAACTCTACACGTGGATTACTAGAACCATCTTGTATAGGCTGAAAAAAGAAAGGATAGTTTCTATATATGCGAACTACCTTATCTGTAAACATAGTTTTAGCATCAGCACCTGTTTTAGATAATAAACCAAAATTACTGTCATATATCTGCGTAGCTTGATTAACTATTTCACTACTAGCCATGTAAGAAAAACCACTACGTCTGTTTTTAAGAAAACACATGCCGTATGAGTTCTTGTCGTTTTTACACGCTTCCCAAAAAATAAAGAACGTCCTGTTAGCCTCCCTGTAATCAGGATAACCAACATCTATTTTACTCCACTGAATAAACATATAGTGCGATCCAGTGATATAAGTAGGAACACCATTATTGTAAAACCATAAACCTTCTCTTCTTCTTCTAAACTCTTCTTCTATATAGTCTACATAATCTGTAGCGTTCTCTCTTGTTAACCCCTTTGGTATATCCTCTCTAATCCATCTTTGTTTATCCTTAGGGAGGTTGTGATATAATATATCTTTTTTATACCTAGGTTTTTTTGGTAGAACTATCTTTAAGTTTTCAAACTCTAAAAGCTCCCCTTCGCTACCCTCTATAAGATATATAGTATCACTTTTTTGCATACCGTTCAGCAAAAGATCCTTTAAAATCTTTTTTCTCTTCTATTAAAGATTCTCCTTCCTTGATTCTATCTTCAAGGTTTTTTATTCCTAAAAGAATTTCTTGACAGTCCTCAAAGCATTCTCTTTTTGCTTTTATAGCTTGTCTTCTTTTAGCGTCATCTTCCTCTATTAAAGGCTTACCTATTTCTTCTATAAGAAGATCTACCGCACCCTTACTCGCTTCTATTAACTTTTCTAAAGTTTTAAGAGCATAATCTCTATTCTGCTCCTTCATAAACTGCTAAGACATCAAAGTTACGCATACGAAGAAGTTTTTGACCATCTATATCCATATCATACTCAGAGTTTTCACTCCACATGACTCTATCGCCTTTACTTACACCCTGATCTTTCATCCAGTCATTTATTATAACTGCTTTTCCATGAAGCTCTACTTCAGATGCTGAAGTTTCTAAAAATATACCAGATTCAGATTGCTCTGGCTCTTTCATCTCTTGCTCCATAAAATTCCACACTCCTACAGGAATATATTCATCTTCTCTTTTAATAAGATATATCTGCTCTGCAAAAGCTTGATATATGTTATCCTTATCAGCATGCTTAACATTGTTTGCTTCTGTTGCTACAAAATGGTGAAACCAAACTTTATCACCTTCTTGTATTCCAGTTTCTTTAGTGTCTTGCATTGGTGTTTTGTACACCGTACCATACTGTCTTGCTAGCCTCATAGGATCGTAAGATGTATCTCTATACAATTCTACACCATTTAGCATTATAGTATCTTCTGTTTCTTTTTCTACCTCTATCCAGTAGACATCTTTAATTGGCTTCATTTTTGATTATATTTACTTTTACTATTTATTTAACCTCGTACTCTTCTTCCAGTACTGCAGTGTTGTATTCTATAGCAGTTGGTTGAGAGAAAAACCTTTTCCAAGGTCTTGAAAACTCTTCTTCATCTTTTTTTATATAGACATCGTAAACTACTTGTTGATGCTTATACCAAGCCGCTTCGTCTTGAATTATTGCGGTGACTTCTAGTGAACCTCCAAGCATCTTTTGACCTACCTGATAAGTCAATCCTTGCTTTAAGTCCCCTATTGTTATTTTTCTTATAATAGGGTTTATTGCTTCCATTTTTCTTTAATTTAAATTTATTATATATTTTACTACTCGAATAAATCTCTAGATATTTTTACATATCCTACTTGAATACCTTTACTTGCAGTAGTTAGGGTTTGAACACCTACAAAAGGAACTAAATCTATATCGTCAGTCATAGCTAAAGATTTTGTTGTGCTTACTGATTGAGTTCCTCCACCATTTACTCCAGTAGTAATTAAACCGTATTGAACATTATTCACGAAAACACTAATCTTTCTGTTTTCATCAAAAGATATTCTTAGTCTATAAACAGTGCTAGCAGTAACTGTTATTCCCAAGTTTGTTATGTAGTCTGTTCCACCTACACTATAAACAAAATGTAAGTTACCATTTGTATTTAAAGAACCTAAATCATCATTGGTAGCGTATAAAAAATAAGCTTGATTTGCGTCTGTAGCATAATTACCAACCTCTGTAAGCTTTAACCCAGCCCACATAGCAGAATCAGTTATAGTACCACCTGTAGAGAGACCACAAGAAAATTCTATTTTATTTTCTGTACCAAAAGGCACAGCAGACCAAGCAGAAGAATCATAACCAGTTGGTAGTTCAGTTTCACCATCCCTAGGAGTTAAAACAGTATAATCATTATCTGAAGTTCCAGTAACTAATTTAATACCAGCGAAACCAGTAGGTCTTCCTGAACCACTAGAAACTTGTAAAGATCCACCACTAACTCCACCTAAAACAAAGTTTTGATTAGGAGTAATATAAGGATCTATTATAAAAAACAATTTAAATACTTGATTAGCAATGTCAGTACCGTTAGTACCAATTCTTATATTACAACTACCATCAGCAGTATCAAGAACCATTACATTTACCATAGCATTATCAGCAGTATTTACACTTGAATCTACTATGGTTACTAAAACTTGAGATGTAGCTCCGTATATATGATTATTATTAAGCTGAAACTGCACAGTATCTGTAGCAGCTAAATCAACTGAGTCCATGGTTATAATACCATATTTAGCATCTAAAGTAACTGCACTTGTAGCACCACCAGTTTGAGTTACTTGAGCATCTGTTATACCTAAACTTGGAACTTTTTCAAAATACTCTATAAGTTCAAATTTGTCATCTGATTGAGATACTGTACCATTTACTTTAAGATTTCCATCTTTATCAATTTTTACTTTTTCAGAACCATTTGTAGCAAAAGATAAAGAATCAAGAGAATGATCGTAAAATATTTGACCTGAATTATTCCTATTTACATCTCCAAAATAAATATTACCAGCATTGTCTCTTCCAGACAATATAGACATTCCGCAATCTGAAGAGTTCTCTAAAACTACTTGATTAGCAAAAGAACTAGCATTTACTGATCCCGCACTAACTGACAGAACATGAAGTAAGCCATCAGGAGTTGATGATCCTGTACCAACACCTAATTTAGTTACAGAAACTTTATCTGTAGAAACTTTTAGTGAAGTAATATTACCAGCTCCTGTCTCAACATCTTTTAACTTACCATCTGTTAATTCTACAGAAGTTTGCAGTAGATTCTTGTAAGTAGAGGATATAGATTTTCCTTTTAAGTTACTCATTTACTTTTTTCTTATTTTCTCTATAGACCTACCAGCAAAGTAAGCTCCATATACTGTTATTAATAATGTTTGATATATAGGTATGTAACTTTCTTGAATAACAAACTCCCCTATATTCCCATCAAACACTGACAAAACTACAAAAATTGCAGTTAAAAATATACATATTAAAGGCCTAATGTTTTTAGATAGCCAGTTATCAGACTTCATGTCTGCTTCCCAACGTCTAGTAACTTGTTCCTGTGCTTGCGATTCAGCTTGCATAAGAACTTCTTCCATCTTACGTTTTGCTTCTAATCTTTCTTCTTCAGAAGTACTAAGGTTGTCTATTACATCTCCAACCTGTTTAACAACACCTCCACTTAAAAAGTTCAACAACTTACTCATAACTATACTAGTCTATAAGCAGTGCCTCCATCTTCATCTTTATAAGCCTCTAAAACCTGTCTTCTATTACTATTCTTTTTTAAAGATATGTGTATCCAAGCGTAGTCAAATTCATTTATCATTTGATCAAACTCTATATCTGATTCTAACACCCAATCATAAATAACCTTGTTATTCATTTTTCCTCCACTCCAGTATTGAATATCCAAAGCTTGACCTTTACAATGTTGCGAAGTACGACTTCCCCCAATAGCACGATTGAGTTGCGGACTACGATAACCACTAGTAACACGAATAGGACCAATAGCGTCACGCATAGGTTGAATAAGGTTATCAATAAGCCCTTGCATCTGCTCCAAATGTTTTTCGGACATTTCATTTTTAATATCTAATCTTTTTGCTGTGTTACTGTGTTCTATCTCTGCACGAGAAAAATTTTTACTTAGTTTCATAATTTAAATTTAAAATGCTTCCATAACTATTTCATCTATAGAGTTTTGAACCTCACTCTTAGTAGCCTCCATAGTCATCATAATGTTTGCTTGAAATCTTTTTACTTCTTCGTTATTATTAAATATTACAATAGTAGGTACAACTACTATTTTATATTCTTTAGACCATCTTGAATCTGCTGTTATATCAACTCTTTCTATCTCACAATCAGTAAGTTTAGGAAGCCAAGCTACTTCATTAGATTTATTAAAACTAGCATTAAACTCAACAGCAACCATTCCGTCAGGGAAATCTTGACTAAAAGCTGATAATGATATAAGAAAAAATGTAATTAATAAGTTTTTCATAACCTTATTTTAAGTCATCAATCTTACTCTCCATTCTAAGCATGTGATCTTTAATCTCTTTCACATCTTCTTGAGTAGTCATAATAGTTTGACGTATAAGTTGATCTTTCATATCGTACTCCATACGAGTAATCTCTGGATCAGGAGGAAGAGGTAATTCTTTAGCTTCAGTTATGTCTGCCTGCAAAGTAAACCACATACCTACGAGTGTAAAAATTAAAACTGCTATTCCAGCTAATGTTTTTATACTTAGCTGAAGCGTTGTATCTTCGTTTAATTCTTTTGCCATTTTTAAAATATTACATAATTAAGACCAACACTGAAGTTGTGCCATTGTCTGTTCCAATACTTATTATATCTTCCCTCTACAAATATACCTAAACTTTTATTAAATCTATAACCGTATATCAAACCAATAGAATAATCTATCCATTGACCATTATTAAATTTATGATATGAGTATATATTATCAGTATTTAAGTGATAAGGCATAATGTTTCCCCAGGTATGAAACCAAAAATCTTTTGTAAAATGATAATAGTCTAAACCTAAAACAAAAGAGTACTCTACAATATTAGATATAGAGTTTCTTTGTTTTTCTACATAATTATTTATAACTTGTGGTATAACAACTTCTTCCCACACTTCTTGACTGTTTGCTACAAGCTCTCCGTCAGGTGAAAAATAGTCCCCCCCTAGGGTAATGTTGTATCCTTCTTGAAGAGCAAGGTATGTATAATGTAAAGTACCATTGTCAAGTACCCAATCAGAAAGAGGATCAAATCCGTAAGGTTCGGCAAGTCTTTGTACTAAACCCCCGTTGAATGAAAGCTTGCCTTCCCTTACTTGTTTTCTATACCTTTGTGACGCTTCAAAATATTTTATATCTGCAAATCCATCCTCTAAATATTCTACCTTAGCAACCCAATTATCAGATACATATCTTACAAAATGATGTTGATTAGTATAATTTATACCTAAACGTCTTACAAAGTCAGCTTCAAATAAATACTCAAAACCATCTACCCTACCAATTGTAGCAGCATCACTGTATGAGTTTTCCGTACCATTATAAAAAGTTAAAGCTCTATTCTCGTACCCAAATCTTTTTATCTTTCTAAGACCTATAGAAAAAGTGTAATCAAATGGAGTTTCTATTATGTCCTCTTCAAGAGATCCTGATGTTACAGACCAAACTTGATTATCTCCTAAAGATGTCCCACCATTAACTGCAGCATAAAATGTAGAATATTTGAATATTTTATGTAAACCCTGAGAGTTTCCTATTAAAGGAATGAATAATAATATTAATAGTAATCTTTTCATTTCTTCAATACTTTTGCAGTTGTTGTTCTACCCTCATAGGTTACACTAAAATTATATACACCAGAAGGTAGTAAACTTACATCTAATTCGTTTAAACCTTTATGTGTTTGATTTTGTTTTATTTTAATAATAAGTTTGCCTGTTACATCATAAACCTTTATGCTTACAGGACCATTTGTTAGTATATTTAACACATCACCCATAGGGTTAGGATACATAACTATATTATGACCTCTAAGCAAATCCCTAGTATCAAGTTCGCTATTTCCACTACAGCTCCAGTATAATTGTTGGCATTTATCATCCCAATTGTTATTACAACAATAAGGGTCTACCATAATTACCCAAGAATAACATGTATCATTTAGCCAGTATGGAACCCCAGGGCCTCCAATACAACCTGCATCATACAGACAACTTCCATCATCTGTATTATATACTGCATCATAATTATGAGCAAAAGGATCCATACATCCTTCTAATACATCTATACATCCACCATTATCTGTGTTAGCAGAAGCGTCATAATTAAAAGCTGCTTCATCGGTGCAACCATATATTACATCAACACAAGAAAAATCTTCTGTATTAGCTTCTGGATTATAGTTAAAAGCATTTGGATCTGTACACCCAGGAGTTAATGGGATACAAGATTCATTGTCTGTATTAGCAATAGGGTCATAATTAAAAGCAGTAGTATCAGTACACCCAAATATAAAAGGGATACAATTATCACTTGCTGTATTCGCTTCATCATTATAATTATACATTGTAGGGTCCATACATCCTATTACTACAGGAATGCAGCTACCATCATTAACATTAGATTCTACATCAAAATTAAAAGCACTTGGATCCGTACATCCAGGAACAGGATATATGCAGTTATCGTTGTTTACATTAGCCGTACTGTCATAATTAAGAGCTAACTCATCAGTACATCCAAAATAAAGACAAGACTCATCCGCTGTATTAGCCTCTGAATTATAATTCCAAGCCTGTTGATCCATGCAGCCAACAACTACTGCTACGCAACTTTCGTCATCTACATTAGCAGAGCTGTCGTAATTAAATGCGAAGGGTGAGGTACAACCTTCTACAATCTCTATACAGCTACCATCATCGGTATTAGCTTCCAAGTTGTAGTTTAAAGATTGTTCATCCAAACACCCATATATTTTAGGTATACAATAATCACCACAATAAGGCATAGCATCGTATACATGCCAAAAAGGAGGTTTATAGGCTTTTAAGATACCAGATCCATTATTCATAAAAGGATTAACACCTCCCTGTATTGTTATAATATTGTTAGAGTTTATTAATTTAAAAGAGTTGTGCATAGTTTGAAATGCAACCTCTGCAGGAGGAGTTTGCGGACTAGCTATTTCAAAGTAATATACTTTTACAGGCTTGTCTGTTTCTAAAGATATGCTAAACTCTTGTGAATAAGAATTAGGACCCATAGTATAGGTACCAATAATACTATCTTCTTGAGCTACACCTATATAAGAATCACCCCAACCATCTCCACCATCATCTTCTATAATAAGCGTGTAATTACATACAGGAATTATTTCATTTAATGTAGCTTCAGTATCATAGTTGTAGGCATTCCAATTTAAACAACCTAGTGTATGTAGTGTCTCACAACTACCGTCATCAAAATTAGCATCTGGACTAAACTCCATATAAGTGTTATTAGTGCACCCTTCCACTAAAGGTATGTCGCATTGCTCTAACCATATTGGACCAGAATAAGTAGCACTACCAAAAGCAGGACTTTCTAGTGACCAAAGCGTATCTAAACTACCACAAGGCTCTGCATCTCCAAGTATTACAAAATTACCATCTTCTCCGCCCCATAAAGAACCTTCTAAACCATCTCCATACACATCGCTTAGTATAAGCTCCACACCTGTTTCAGGAACACACAAATCATATATAATAGTTTGATTTGCTTGTTCATAAGAATAATCTCCAGCTGTAACGCTTTCTACTGGACCGCCTGTTGATAAGTCTGTTAATATCCAACCTGTTTCTCCAGGATATTGATCTAGCGTAATTTTAAAAATCATTTTAGCTTCGCCATCAGAACAACTAATTCCAATACAGCTATTGTCTTCATATTCTGCCCAGGGGTTGTAATTAGGAGCTTCAGGATCAGTACAGCCAAATATACCTTCTGGTTCTGGCGGAGCTGGTGGCTCACAATCTCCTGCGTCATAACCAAACTCTTCGCAGTTAAAATTTATAGGAGTTCCATTCCAAGTGTAAGAACCATCATCACAAAATCCATCACCTAACCAATTTTCTGGGGATAGTGTTCCATCGCAATCTACAAATAAAGTGTCTTGAGAATAAACGTTTAAAGATATAAACGTAAGTAGAGTAATTAATTTTTTTAGCATCTCCATCGTTTTCGTGCTTGTCTAATTCTTGAGTTAGGATCATTTTGAGTCTTTTGACTACTGCGTTTTAATTGACCTAGGGACCTAGCACAGAAAGACTTTCTTCTTTTATCTGCTTTACTACCAGGTTTTACTTTACCAGTTACAGCAGTCTGAAGTTTACTACCAGGATTTGCACGTCTATATGCAGCAACACCTTTAGCTGTCATACCTGCACCAGACTTAGTAGGTCTAAAGTTACCAGACTTAATACTAGTCTTTATACCCATACCTTTTTTAGCTTTCTTTACTGCTTTCACCTTTTTCTTTTTATATCTAGATACTCTACCTTTAGTATTCTTTTCTATTTGAGCTCTACGCTTTTCTCCAGGAGTAAGCTCACTCCAAGTTGTAGGTGTATCCTTGCTAATTCTTTTAGTAGGACGAAAAGTATTTTCTCCGCCCTCGTAACCTTTCTTGCCTTTGGGTGTACGCCAGTCTTCTTTGAACCAACGCTTTAGTCGTAAACCTGCTGCTGTTTTTCTAACTGCCATTACTTCTTTTTCTTACCACCTTCACCCCAGTTAGCAGCACCTACTTTTCTACACTTAGCCATTGCACCACTTCTATAAGCTGAAGTCTTAGGTCCGTATCTAGATACTACCTTGTGGTAGCAAGCATCTTTTACAGAGCCACCCTTCTTCATGTTTTTAACTTTTTTATTTCGCTTTACAGCTTTACAAGTACAACGTTTGTGCATTATTTTTTAGCAAATTTTTCTACGCCAGAAATACCAAAAGAGCCTAAAACAACCCATACAAATGAATCGTATACAAACTCGTTTATTACTAGGTCTGATCCAACCCACCCTGTAACAAGGTCAGCT